TAATTCTCTTTTCAAGAACAAAGAGAAGCCTTCTGACATTAACACGATCCAGTGCTGTAGGTCTTCTTTGAAGAGTCTTTTGACCCCATACAAGGAAACCATCAAAATCGCTAAAGTTCACGATAGGATTAACAGCGTTTCTATTTCCGTACATTAAGTCTCTTTCTTCAAGAGTTGGACGGGAATAAACATCTGAAATTCCAGGAACGATACCACGATTTGCACCAGCGGGAGCAAACCAAGGTTCTGCTAATTGATCACTTCTTGCATAAACTGCCATCACTGACCCAGATGGTGGAACCCAAACATCTACTCTATTGAAGTTGTCTCTTACCTTGACCCAAGGCCAGTAAAGAGCACCAAAGTCACTATCAAATCTAGTAGTGTTTAGAGGGTGAGCACCGTTCTGCCATTGAACTATTTCATCAACAGTTAGACCGAATGGTGGGTCTATCAACGCCAGACAATCCTGTCTAAAGTTTTCACAAACGTCCAGCATAGCAAGAACGATTGATGTAGATGGATGACCTGGAACAGCAATCAAATCAATGTCGATTTGCTCTGGCTCAGATAAGGCATAAAGCCCACTGTATGACAGAGAGTTTCCAATGATTAGAGCATCTTGATCGTCTGGATCTGATGGAATTCCATCACTACCGCCTGCAAGGCTGTATGTTCCATCCAGTGGCGGTGCAAGAGTGGCTGTGTTGTCTTGAACACGAACCCAATCTGATACCAATGTCAGGAATGTTTCTACGTAGAACCTACTAGAGGAATCTTTAACAAGGTTGCCCCAAGATTCTACTTGATTGGAATCATTGTAGACATCCATAGTGAAAACGCCTTCTCTAGTATCGTTTTTAATAACGACTTGAGTTGCGTTTCCATCAACACCAGCACTATCTGCTGTAAGGGTGAAACTGTTAGTACTGGCAACAGAGTTTCCAGTTACAATTCCGTATGTTTCAACAGCAGCATCTCCGCTTACACCAGATGGGCTTGCACCCTCTGCTGTGACACCATCAAAATCAAACAATGAAGCAGCGGTGCTTTCTGTTTTGATTAAGAGTCGTGCGTCTCGTCCGTGATGCAGAGTTTGAAGCGTTAGGTTGTCACCAGTTGCAACAGCTTCAAATCCGCCAGGAATATCTCCATTAGTAATTTGAAGATTGATTTCCGTTAGAACTTCAAGAGTTGTTTTTTCTGCACCTTCTAGAACGGCCAAGTCAACAACTTGAACCACATTGTCGATAAGAACATTGTCTGTTCCGTCAACAACAATTAAAAGCTGAAGATTAGAAAGACCAGTGAAGTCCCATTCTCCTGGTCCTTGATATCCATCTACTGGATATCTGTCTTCGCCAGAAGTAGAAGCAGCAATAGTCATTCCTGTTCCTAGTCCTGTTACAGAACTAGAACCACCATAGATAGCATCTTGAACAGATACCAGTTCTAAAGAAGCGTCTGGTCCATATGCGAATGTGCTTTCGACTGCAATTCTATTTGATCCGTCGCATGTGAACTGAATTCCGTCAACTGTTGAATCGAGTTGATCATTTAAAGCTTCTGCCAGATCTTCACATGTGTATGGGCCTGGTGTTGTTCTGTTGGCGTCTGCCAACACAACCAAAGTTTTAGATGCTAAAACTCCATTCAGTTTCCAGCGGAAAAATGAATCGTCGCCAAACGAATATGTTTCTGCTGTGTCTGATTGAATTATGATTTGACCACCTGCAACAGGTACGTCAAATTCAGCAGTAGTGGCACGTTCGTCACTGACTGCGTCTTGGTCGCCAACTCTAACTACGTATAGTTCGTTAGCAACTAATAAATATTGCTCGGCAGCGTAAATCAAGTAGGGATCACCACTCTCAGGATGTGGATATCCAAATACTGTGTGTAGTTCTCTACTTGTTCTCACAACAGTAGGAATATTAATTGGGCCTTTACTTGCAAACCCAACTAATCCTGCTCTGTGAAAAGACTGCTCAGGAGCAATAAAAGATAAATCTTTTTCAGCAATTCGAACGCTTGGTGAAATTGTGTTCGAAGGCGGAAATCCCCTTAATATCGCCATAGTGTTATTCTCCCTTACTCAATTTGTCTGATATTTTTCGTGTTGAAATCAAGCCATCTTGTTCTGCTTTGTCAACATAATCTGTTTTTCTTTCGTCTGCTAAGAATCTAACATTTTGATTTTTACCAATTCCAGGAATGTTAAGGCATGTGAAAGAGTTAGTTTTTTTCGTAGAACGAACTACTAACTGTACCGGCCATCTTTTCTTATTGGTTATTTCAATCATGATAATTCCTCAACAGCATCTTCTAGCCTATTGAATACCTCAGTAATTTCTTCTTGCTTGGTGCTGTTGAAAATATTTGTTTTAGTTTTCAACACTGCCTTGCGTCTAGTAATAGGCTGAGGTATATATGTTTCAGCCGTCAGATTAAATTGATATTTTACAACTCTAATGTTTTGATCTCCTGGTTCAACGTCTAAATTGTTAGCTATTGAATCTAGTTTTACCCCCGTTTCCCACGGGACTCCTCGTACTTTTATATATGCAATTGGACTAAATTTCAAAAGTAATTGCTCTATAATTTGATTCATGTCCTCAATGTATAGGGTCCACGCATACAGGGTGAAGCCAACATCAATCGGAATCCCCCTTGCAGTCCCAAACACAGTATCTCTCTCATGCTTTTCATTCGTTGTAAATCCAGGCTTTCTGTCTGGTCTGTATCTTCTCATCCAATCTAGGGCTTTGTGATATGTGTATCTGTCTTGATTGAATTGCAAATCTGATGAGTATATTGCGAGCATAGGGAGCTTGATTCTGTCTACGACTAGACTGTTGTCTTTTCTAACATTGTCCTGCATCATTGCTGCAACAGCCCTTTCTTGCGATGCCCAAATGATTGGAACGGGATGAGACTTTCCATCCTCATCGATTACGACTATATCTTCAAAGAGTTGCTTGACCGCTTCGTCTGCACCTCTTAGCCCTTTTGCATATCTAACTATTGTGTTTCTATCTGGGTTGTCTAAGTCATTTACAATATTCCCGCTTTGCATCGGGTCGCAGTTTGCCGATTCTCCAATGCCGGTTTTCTTGTTGCTTGCATCTTCTAGCCAACTCACATCAGTTCTGTCATTGATCGATCTATCGTGTTCATCTGCACAATATTCTGGTGGTACATCATTCAAAATGCTTGCCTGTTTAATTGGCTTCTCATTGCATTCGTTTAATGATTTTTGATTTTGATTTCCTGAGTTGATTATTTTTGCCATACCTGATAACCTTTTAGTTAGTTATGCTTTCATTTACATAAATGAGAATCCAAATGGATAAATTAGAAATTAAATATAGAACATATTTCAAAGGAGTTCCTCCCAAGAAGATTAAACTCAAGATACCAGGCTGGTCTGGGAGCAAGGAACATGGCGATGGGTCAAAACCTCAGCCTTGGCACTGTGTTCCATTTGTCGAAGGGTCTACTTATGGTTTGGAATTGATTTATCCATTTGAGACGGAATGTGTAGTTACAAAAAAAGATGGAAAAATTAAATTTTTAGGAGACTTTTCCAATGAGTCTCCTTGGAGCGAAAGCGGAGATCCTCCATTTTCATCCTTTGCGCAGGACCACTATGGGTTCACGTCCTCTTTAAATTTAAAACCTCCCGAAGGGTTCTCAATTAGAATCGAACCACACCCTAGATTTTTCACAGATACTTCTGGCACAGTTCCTATTGCTGTGCCAGGGCATATACAGAGGTGGTGGCCAAGAATATTTTTTGTAGTTTTTAAATCTCCAAAAGAAGGAGAAAAGCATATATTTAAATGTGGAGAGCCTTATGCAAGTTTGTTAGTTGTTCCAAGCAAGATTGATTACGATCTTAAGAAGATGAGCGAAAAAGAAGTTAATTCTATGAATTTGCGTGATAGTAGAATTGTAAATTCAAAAAAAAGTATTTGCAAACATAATTGGCATGACCATGTTGGAAACAATTTTGATGACAAGTATAAACAGTTGAATAAAATATGCGGCATTCACGGGGAAGAACATTTAGACGAATACTTAAGAAGCATCCAGTGCCCTAAAAGAAATACTAAGTTAATAGGAAATTTTGTAAAAGTAAAAAATGAGACACTTCAAAATAAAAAAAAGAAAAAATAGGAAACCAGTTTTTATATGGGGAAATAGAGGAAGTCTGGCCAATCCAAAATTTCCTAGAATAATTTTTTGGAAGATTAACAAGCCAGAATTTTTTGTTGAATTTACATTTAAAAATTAAGCAGCTTGTTTCATTGCTTGAGCATATGAAATAATTGTTTCTGCATCCGTGTCTTCGGGTAAATGTTTCTCTAAGTTCATGACATGCTTTTTAAGACTCTCAATATCTACTACTGAAAACAAACCAAATGCATCTTCCATGTCTTTTGGTCTGCCTGTTGTGAGTTTCATAATCGCAAGCACAGACGGATCTGCTACTTTAAATTTTACTCCTCCAATGCTTGCCGTTTGAGATGTGTCCATTAAATATTTATTCAAACCTGCGTTGCCAACATTTGCGTCTAAAAAGTCAGCATCTAACTCTGGTGCCTGTATTCCTCCAAAATCGTTTCCCGTAAGTGGAGCGTGAATCATGTTGTTTCTTCCAAGGGCTTCTTTGACTTTTTCTATATTATCTGTTAAAAAATCAACGTCAGTTTTATTTGGTCGATCTATATGATGATGGCTGTATGCCATACCTCCAATCAATACCCCAGATAGTTGGTTGTCTACTATAAATTGCATTGCACTTTGTGTTTTCTTCAAAGCGTCTGGATTTTGAATTGCCATCTCTTTGTATAAACTTTTTGAATCAAACAAAAAAGAAGTTGACAAATCTACTTGAGATTCTATAAAATTTCTAAAACTCATTGTCCAAACTCATTTATCTTAAAATCGGGTTTCTTTTGAGTAACCTTGCCTTCTCCTGTTGTCGTAGATTCTTGGAATCTTTGACATAAGATTTGCAGACGAAGCGAACCCCATAGCTTGTATTCGCCTGTCATTCTTTGAACGATAACCCAGTCCTCACGCAAGTGGGGGGTATGTAATCTGGACCCTATTTTTGGAGGATGTCCGATCTGTCTGAGTACGGATTTATAATTAAATTCAAACATCATCTCGTCGGGAGAGTCAAAACCAAACGCACTCATGTAATTCTGTGAAGGAATGGGTTCATATATCCCGTAAAGTTGTATAGGGTTGTTAGAGAAAATCTTTCCTCTATCTTCCCAATACAAAGGGTCAACAGTTCCAGACTGGATAAACACTTCATGATAAAGGATGGGAGATCCGCCCATGCGTATAATTTCCTCGTCCCACATGTTGAAAAGATCATGTTCTGGGTTTTCTGGGTCAAATTGTTGAATGTCTCCAACAGGCTTGTAAGGCGTTCCGTCTTGATTTCTTAACATGAAAGTATATATGATTATGAGTAGCAAAACAGTTCAAAGAAGAAGACACTTGGCAAAAGCTGTGACTTGGAGAATTATAGCCACGTCCACAACGTTTGTAGTTAGCTGGATTTTTACCAACGATGTAAAATTTAGTGCAGGAATCGCAACTATAGATTCTTTTCTAAAGTTTTTCTTTTACTACTTTCATGAAAGAACTTGGCTTAAGTCCAAGTGGGGCATTATAGAAAGGAAATGATCATGTTGACCCTTGGGTACTTTGCAATAGCTATACTTGCAATTAGTCATTGGCTACAGGTCTGGAAAATTCACAAACACAAGGAAGTCAGAGATATATCTGTTTGGACTTATGTGTTTTTGCTTTGTGGATATTTCATACTGGCTACAAAAGCTTATTTAGACTATTCTCAAGGTAATGGCGACATTCTTTGGTTTTTTAGACAAATGGCCACCATTGCACCTGTTTCAATTGTGATATTCCAGATTCGGTTCCACAGGAAAGATCGCTGGCATGACGATCTAGACCCATATTGTGCTGGTTGCGGGCAAGAAATGGAACTAGATTGGGAACATTGCCCTTGGTGCTCTTGTAGCGACAGGCATCGCATCAAGATTAAGTCTTAGGCTTACATGTAGCGATAGTCTGGCAACTTATCCGACATGCTCAATGCTTGTGCAATTACTTGGTGCATGTCATAATACATATAGCTCCCAAGGCGACCCCCAAGAATAATGTTGCTTTCTTTAGCTTGCTTTTTGTATTTTTCATATATTTTAACATTCTTAGAATCCCTCACAGGATAATATGGAGTTTTACTTTTGTCATATGTGTCTGGGTATTCATGAGTGATTACACTTTTTTTACTTTCTTTAAATTCGAAATGTTTGTGTTCAACAATTCTTGTATAAGGGATGTCCTCATCTGTGTAATTCATAACAGAGCACCCTTGAAAGTTTCCGTTCTTTGCAAATTGGTTGTTATTTCCGAATTCCGAAACAATTTCATGAGAAAACTTTAAAGATCTGTATTCCAACTCTCCATGTCTATAGTCAAAAAGTTTATCAGGCATTCCTGTGAATATTATTTTCTTTGCAGCAGAATCTAATTCTTTTCTGTTCTCAAAGTAATCTACATTTGTTTGAATTTCAATTTTTTCATGATCAATCATGTTTTCAAACATGGCAGTATATCCATTGGATGGTATGCCTTGATACTTGTCGTTGAAATACCTGTCGTCATAGTTTAAACGAATTGGTAGTCTTTTTATTATGAAACTAGGAAGTTCTGAAGGTGGTCTTCCCCACTGTTTGGTTGTATATCCCTTTACAAATTTTTCGTATAATTCTTCCCCCACCTGAGAAAGAATCCAATCTTCTAAGTTTGGATTAGATTTGCTGCAAGGGATTTTAACCTCTTCCAACCGTTCAGCCGCTGCTCCAGGAGTTTGAACTCCCCAAAGCTGATTTAAAGTTAGAAGGTTAATTGGAAATGAAAAGACTTGTCCATTTGACTTAACTCTTCCGTGATGTTGATATCCGTTAAATTCAGAGAATCTATTTACAAATTTCCAAACCTTATTGTTGTTGGTGTGGAATATATGAGGGCCATATTTGTGAACATTAATTCCTTCAATGTTTTCAGTGTAGCAATTACCGCCAATATGATTTCTTTTGTCTATTACTAAAGATGAATGCCCCCTCTCCGCAGCATTTCTTGCGAACACACTTCCAAATAAACCAGATCCTATAATTAAAAAGTCATACATATTTTTATTTTAGCCAAATTAAAAAAAAAGACAACAGCTTTTGGCTGTTGTCTTTTGTGTCAATATCCTTTGCAATTTTTCTTAATCAATCTAATGTGATTTTTGATGTGATTGCAATTGTTCCTCCACCGGAAGGTAGAGTAAACGGTGCTCCTGAAAACTCCTCAAGCCAAAGCAAGTTGTCCGATGTATCAGTTACATAATAACCATACAATGATGCTCCGGTAGTGAATGCAAATGTCTGCTCTGAATACTCAGCAGTTGTGACTCCGCCAGACTGAACAGTTGTCCAACTTCCCCCTGTCAGAGTGATGGCAGCATATCCTGCTGCGGAGGCTTCAGTAATATCAGCAATCGTGACTGAATCAGTAATTGTCAAGTCAGTATTGTTATACAAGTGTAAAACAGGATCAGTTGCTGGAGTCATGTTTACGATATATTGAAGCAATAGGATTTCACCTTCGTCTGGTGCTACTAGTGGCATAATTTTTACCTCATTAAAAAAGATTTATACAAAGGTATCTAAGCAACAAAAATTATTTTTTTAACACTATAATACTTTGACAAAAATAATACTTTGACAAATTATATGAGAAAATCAAAACCACATCGAGAAGAGCTTGATAAATATGCCGATGACATAAAAGGAGCGGCGTTGAAATGGGGCGTAAGTGAACGCACCATTAGAAGGTGGCTTCAGAGTTATGGTTCATATCGTCCTCGAAAAGGTTATGGACCTGGAAAGTTAGATAAATTTGAGGTTGTTAAAATTAGAGATCTAATTAAAACCCATACCCAAACTGAAATAGCAGGCATGTTTGGGGTATCACAAGCTACCGTTGGAAGAGTGGTGAACAACATTTCCCATTCAACAGACATGAGGCTAAAAGGAAAAGCAGACGTTAAATTTTTCATTAAACCAACTTAAATACATCATGGCAATTAAAAACAAAGACGGAACAGTATACAAGCTTCAAGAACCAAATCCTTTGACTAAAGATCAAGAGTGGGATTTGTTGGAGTCCGATTTTGTCTTTCACAATTTCGACTGGGCTAGTAAGACGATAGCAAACGACTCATTGTCTTCTGGATTAAATAGTGATTTCAACGTGAAGGATTCAGTTATATCAGATTTTCCTGAAATAAAAGTTGAACCCAAGCCAGAGGTTGTACTAAAAGAGCCAGAGCCAGAGGTTGTACTAAAAGATCCAGAGCCTCTGAATCCTGAGCCGAAGATTGAAAGTAATCCAAAAACAAAAGCTAAATTAAAAAACGTAGTATTAATGCATTGCTCCCCAGCAGAGATCAGAGAAAGACAAGACGAATTGTATGGCGATACTTATAAGAGCATACAATATGGTGAGAAATTCACTTTTGAGGCTGTTATTGTAGAAAGGAATGATTTGTATATGAGATTTTGGACTAATATTAAACTCTCTGAAGGATCTGTTGTCTTTCCTTCAAAATATAGAGATGGAGTCAAGTTTGGTGAGCACCGTTGGTGGAGGGTGAACCAACTTGTCGAAAAATCTGGCGGACACCTAACACAAGCGGTAGTGTCTGACTATCATCCTGATTTTACTTAGTCTGGGAATATTTTAGGCGAGTTATCTTTCTTTTCTGGAGATATGGGTGAAGTAATATTCACGTCTAGTCCCATTTTCTCGAATTGTTCTTTTTGTTGCTCTAAGGCTGTGCTGAATCCTTTTTCATAAACATCAACAATTAACTGCCCAAACGCTTGATAGTCTTTTTCCGACATTATAGTGTCAGACACTCTGGTTATAATGTCTTCATTTCTAGAATATCTTTCCTGAAGCATTTCGAACATATATTTTTTAATCCCCCAGCTTAGTGGGTTGCTTAAATTTCTTAACCAGTTTGCTCCAAGTGACATTATTTTTTATTCCTCTTTTTCTTTTTCTTTTTCTTACCAAATACAAGCTTGCCGCTGCCGCCTAATCCAGAAGTGTCTCCTGGAGCACCCCAGTAATTAAAAGTATCTGTCTTTTTTCTTTTAGGATTTGTACCTGCAACTATTTCGCCTTCTATCCACTTTCTAAAGTTCACTGATTCATCCTTTGCTTCTCAAGTTCGACAGAGGCGATTATTTCACACACATCCTTACGAATAGCCAGTTGCTCTTTAATTGCTTCAAATATTATTTCTCCATTAGATTCAGATAGAATTGAAATTAGATCATCTTTAGATGACAAAGCAACTTCATGTCCGTGAAAGTGATCGAAGGTGTTTTCTTCATCGTCAAGAGGCTTTCTATAGTCATCATCTTCATCTGGCATCTGTGCAAAATTCCAATCTGTATCGCCACCATCTGCCATGTCAGGATGGTTGGCAAAAAAGTCATCAGCACTTTGTTGTTGTTGTTGTTGTTGTTGTTGTTGTTGTTGTGGTTGTGGTTGTTGTGGTTGTTGTGGTTGTTGTGGTTGTTGTGGTTGTTGTGGCACAGGTGCTTTAGTCCAATTGTCGGTCCCTCGAAGAGCAGCACTAATTTCTTCTTTGTGGTCGTCGATAAATCCCATAAGTT